CACCACGGCCAGATATACAATGGCTGTGTACATGTGAGTACTGTATGCACAATAACCATTCATTCTACTAGAAAGGAGGATATCTAGTATGACAACAAACCAAATTAACTTCTTTAGGACTCAAAACGAGAAGTTGGCGGCTGAAAGATCAGCACAACAACATGAACGTGAGTTGAATGAAATTCGCAGATCAAACTTAGCTAAGGAGCAGGAAATGCGTAGATCTAATATGGCTAAGGAAAACCTGGGATTTCAGCAATTCAATGAATCACTGCGACATAACAAAGCAACCGAAAGTCAAGCATCTAGTCAACTACGTGAGATAGAGCGACACAATAGAGCTAGTGTTGGGCTAGGTTATAGTAATCTTAGCGAACAACACAGACATAACGTGGCATCTAACTCCCTCGGTTATGCTAATCAGTTTGAACAGAACAGACACGATGTTGCGCAGGAATTGGAGAGCCAGCGCCACAATACGACTACTGAACAAACTTCAAATTTTGGTACTATAGGTAATGTGCTTTTAGGTGTTGGTGGTTTATTCACTAAGTCTAACAAGAAGTTGAAACGATAATTGGAGGTATTACAATGAGTAAAATGAGTACAAAAGACAGGAATAATGACAGTCTAAATGGTGGTACTAATAATAATGCACGTCAAAAATCCAACAATAAGAGGCGTGGATCTAAGAATCCAAATCGCCCTTCCACCCGTAACCATGTTGGTGAAGATCAGCATTACACTTTAGCTAACGCACCAGATGCTGGCAATAGCATCGATTGGTACAACAAGTCACCTGTGTTGCTTAAAGATGCAGCTAATATTACTATGGCGCATCCCGTCGGATTAGGCATGAGTTTGGTTATGCCACAGGGTACATCAGGTAAGGTTGGTACCTATTCTGACCCTGGTATCATGGCTCTTAACTTTATTCCTACAATCGCGTCTGGATCATCCGGGACGCACGCTTCCGACATCAACTCAGCAACGAACATCGCTGCTCGTAACATCTATAGCTTCGTACGTCACACCAACTCTGGACATGCAAATTATGATGCTCCAGATCTGATGAAATATTTGATAGCTATGGATTCAATCTATATGGTATACGCGCACTGCGCTAGAATTTACGGTGTATTACGTCTGTATGATGGAAGGAACAGATATTACCCAGACCAGATTTTGAGAGCTCTTGGTGTAGCGAATGTTACGCCTCAAATGGGAATCAATGAATTCAGATCAGCTCTCAACAGAATCGCATACAAAATCGGAGTTATGAATGTTCCAAATAATTTGAGCTATATGCAGAGACACATGTGGCTCTGTTCCAACTTGTATGCTGATGAACCTGGTAATACTTTCCAGACCTACTGCTTTAGACCAGGAGGTGCTTACAGATACAGATTCAGCACTCCTAAAGACCCTACTGGATCTCTGGAGATGAAAGTTTTGCCTACAATGAGCTTGCAATCTTGGCTCAACACTCTGGAAGAACTAATGGCGCCAGTCCTCTCTTCTGAAGATATGGCTATTATGAGTGGTGATCTTCTTAAAGCTTATGGCGAATCTAGTATGTTTAAATTGACAACGGTGCCTGAAGACTACCAGGTACTACCCACTTATAATGAGGAAGTGCTATCTCAGATCGAAAATGCTACAATCTGGTATGGCATTGATAATTCAGTTGAATCTGCGGACAAAGATCATCACAAGTGGGATATTCGCGAGAACACCACACAGGACGACGCTAATCTGGGTGCTTTGTATCAGAATCCAACACTTCTGTCTCCCTATGGTTGCCAGTTCGATAGTGTGATTAACCTACACACTGAAGAAGTTAATCCGGAGAATGTCATGATTGCTACTCGCCTTATGACTACAGCGGTCAGTGCTAAATGGATGAAGACTAAGGAGAAATTGTATACAATGACAGCTATGGACTACGGCTCCGAAATCATTGTGGCTGCTTTCATGTATACTGGTTTGGGTAGCGCTAACATTGATGACCTTAATTGTTACGTTGACATTTTCTCAGATACAACACCAGCCCAGGCAGTATCGGAAACCGCTGTATCAATGATTGCGGCGGGGTACCTGCAGACGTTCAACCGCCATCCTTTGGTTTTTGTTGGTACGAGGACCTTTAAAGATCCCGCATCAACAACTACTCCATCTGAACCGACTATTTACACTCCAGCTTTCATGCTAGGAGTCTCTAATATGTCCACGGTTGATCATCGGACTTTGGAAAGTATGCACAATGTTGCTATGCTGTCCATGTTTGACGTAAGTTCTAACAATCTCAATAGGGGATAGTCTACCCTGGTGGCGCGTGCGCGTCACC